ATTTTTTTTCAAAATACGCACCTCCTATCTTTGCTCGACGTTTGCTTGTAATGGCCCATGTCATTCATCCCCTTGATCTCGTAATTTTTCCAGCAACTTCGTGACTTTTTCAATTCGTTTCATGATAGCGTCTACATTAGCTTGCGCCTGTTTATGCTTCTTGAAGCAGTTACCAACTGCGATGTTCAAGGCGTCTTTGTTGGTATTGTGGTTAATAGTGCTGTATACGAGATTCTCGTCATCAACGTAATAATAAGTTTCGCCTTCTGCCGGAACGAACGGCGCATGCATCGCCTGGGCCGCTCTTTCGATGGCCAGTTTGATGCCTATTTCCGGATTGAAAGCGTCGTCCGGGTGGCATTTCGCCACGCCAATGTAATTTATCTTGTTGTCATCGTCGACGAATGTGACCTTAATTTCCCCGTTTGCGGACCATTTTATCGAGTTGGCCGTGTTCATCGGGAGGCCGTATTTTTCCGCCTCCCGCAAAAAGATTTCATCGATGTACTTCCGAAAATCTGCGCTGTCTTTCTGCGTGACGTCGAACTTCGGAGGGCGAATCATGCATCTCTTAAAATACCCTTCTTCATAATAGGTTGTAATTCCAGAAATAGTATAATATTCATCCGATCTATACATATCTCTACACGCATTTCTGATAGCGCATTGTGAACAACCGCAACGTTGATCACAGTATTTAGAAATCGTGTTTATGGCCATCTTGGCCGTCTTGTCATCAATCATTTCATTCTCCTCCTTGATTCCGCTTCAATGCCCGCGTCCGTGGTGAACGTCGAAGCCTGGGCTTATGTCCGTAGCATGGGATGCCTTTTGGTTTACATTCCCGGTCATCGGCACAGACCGGGGCCAGGTTCCCAGCCGGTGTCACCACATAGTGGATGCGGCGCCCGGCAAGGTTCCGGTGGCAATAGTAGCATCTGCCCATGACGCCTTTTATTTCCCGTTGACCAACTCTTTGAGCTGCTTGCCCGCCTTGAAAGCCGGGGTCTTGGAAGCTTCAATCTGAATCGGTTCGTTAGTTCGCGGGTTGCGGCCTTCGCGGGCTTTACGCTGGCGGACTTCAAAGGTGCCAAAGCCAATAATTTGGACTTTATCGCCCTGGGCGAGACTGTCGCTGATAACTTCGAATACAGCATTGATTGCTTTTTCAGCATTTTTCTTAGTCATGCAGGCTTTTCCTGCAACAGCGGTAATCATATCGGTTTTATTCATTTCTGGTTCCTCCAATACCTTATTGTCACCAATCATTTTTTGACTTTTTTCTAAGCTTGGGATGTAGTTCGTTGAGTTTGTCGTCCGGCATGGGGATGACTTTGATTTCGGCGCGCGGCCATACCGGGTCGACGCCTGCGATGCAGCTGTAGGCCACATCGGCGATATATCCGTCGTCCTCTACGATGCCGGCTTTCTCTAAAATGTCGGCCGTCGCCTGGACCAGCCCGAACAGGTCTGGCCAGCCCTTGCGGTTCGGCATGTAGTATTCGACGTTCATCCGGGCCGCGCAAGCAATCGTGCGGAATCCGCGTGGTTTCTGAGTCATCAGCTGACACAGGGCCGCCTTCTCATAGTCCCTGTATTGTTTGGACTGGATGAGCCCATAGCGGGTCTTGGTCATGCTGTTTTTCTTGGTCACCGGACGGCCGTCGACTATGAATTTATAAACCATAGGCGCCTCCTAGAACGGAATCTCTTCGTCTTCCGCGGTATTTCCCATATCCTCAAAGGATTCGCCCGGCGCGGCGGCTTTCGCGGCTTTCGGTATGGTCCCGACGTAGTCCGCCGTGACTTCGCTGTAATAGTGTTTAGTGCCGTCCTTTTCGTACGAATTCGTCGTGAACCGTCCCAGGACGACGACCCGGTCACCTTTCAAGAGATTCTGCGCCAGATCCGACGACGGCGGCCAGCAGGTCACCGGCACGAACGACGTCATTTCTTTCGCCTGTCCGTCCCTCCCCTTGTAGGTTTCGGAGCAGGCCACGGTCATCCGGACGAGGGTCTTGCCGGTCCGGGTCACGCTGACTTTCGGGTCGCGGGCCAGGTTGCCCATAAGCTGTACTTTGTTCAATTTACATTCCTCTTTTCCTAAAACCAGCTGATAAGAATTTCCTGCGGGTTGATTGCTACCTTATAGCCCATACTGTCGATGGTCTGTGCGACAGCATCGTCCACGGCAGCATCCCCACTTTTTTCAATCGTGGCGTAGCTCTTCCCGTCCTGGCAGGCTTTATCAATCACGGCCCGGACGCGTTCCATGCTCATGTCAATCAATCGGATCACCTCCTTTATTGAACGTTTCCGTATCCGTAAGCGTGTAAAAATTGGGTTTATATTCCGGATGCCGGTCGAGCCAGCGTGTGAAGGCTGCATCTAAAATGTTCTCCAGGTCATCAAAATCATCGTCGGTAACGTCGGCCAGCCAGGTTTCTGCATATTCCCCGGCGTCGTCGTAAGCCTGGTCCTGCAAATCTTCTACGAATACGCGGACATCCGGGACAAATTCTTCTACCCTGCCAATGGTAATGGTGTCGGCCCTTTCGCGTTTCGCTTCCTCCATGCCGGATTTGAGTGCGGCTTCCTTGGAATCAAATAAATCCATACAGGTGCAATCCTTGTCGTCAAGGTAATAGTTCCATTTATCAGTAGGCTGCATATTTCCTCCTTAATCTACAAACACAACGTTTCCATCGTGATCTACAAAACTTTCATGAAGCAAATCGTAGTCATCGGCCAAATGGCTGATGTCTTCCAACGCCTTCACGATGTCGTCAACTTCCAGATTTCCCAGGACGTCGCTTGTAATCGGCGTTTTGTACGTGATTTCCCAGTGTTTACGGCGTTTCCGGAGCACAGCCAATTCATACAGGCCTTGCGGCCCGCCGTAGCTATAAGGGCCGCGGATAACGCTGGCCCCATAGCCGTTTTCAAAGTGGAATTGGTAATGTTCCGTCCCGTCGATGTGATCCTTCCATTCGTTCCACGGTGTAAATTTACCGAATTTCATGCTATCGCCTCATTCTTCTTTCTTGGTTTACCGGTTATTTGGTTGAGGCCCCATTTAGGACCCAGGTCAACCCGGCCATATTTCTTTTCATATTCTTTCAGCATGTCACAGCGCACGTTGAGCTCGTAGCGGATAGATGCCATGAACTGCCAGATAGTCACTCCATACGTCTTAGGGTCTAACATGATTTCTGCGTAGTCATAGAGGCGTTTTTCCAGTCGATGTACCTCAGCCGCTTTGAATCCATAATTGGTTCCCAGGACATACAGCATATTGATTACCGTTTCCGTCAGTATCTGGTAGAGGGTATTGCGCAGCCGCTTGTTGTCAATCTTGTCTGCGCCTATGACAACCATTATTTTCTTTACGAAATTACGGTCCATACGCCCCCGGTTGTACCCGTTACGGGATACCTGCAATTCATACGACGTGCTATACGGTAAATCGTTCCACAGATGGAAGATTTGCTCCACGCGGACTTTCCCGAACTGAAATTCGTCATGCAGGGCCATAAAAATCAATGCGGCTACCGCTTCCGCCGATGCATCCCCGGCAATCAACGCCCGTTCTTTTTCCTTGCGCTTCTGAGTAAGCATCCTAATCACCGTCCCCGAAAATGTGTGCTCCGATATCGGCCATTTCCGGATCATCCAGGATATCGTCCGTCGGGGCTGGTTACGCCTTCACCACTTTCTTCGGGCGGCCTTTTTTCTTCGTATTTGCCGTTTTAACGGGCGTTTCTTCTTTCTGGCTATGATTTATCATAAGGCTGTGTAAAAACGTCGTCAGCTCGACGTAACTGCCATTCATGTCGATTTTAATTTCCATCTTTCTCTCTCCTTTTCTGCCATCATTCCGGCATCTTCAGCCGGGCGGCTACTTCGCTGGTCAATTCTTTCACGCCGGCCAGACCGGCATCAGCCAGGTACTTCTGATTGACCGGGACGCCGGACGCGGCGAATTCCTTCACCTCGGCCACATGGGCCGCTTCCGATTCGTAGGCTTTGCGGAACTGTGCCCGCAGGATGGCCGTGTCATCGGTCGGCGTCTGGCAGATTTCTTTCCAGCCGAACCGGTCGACGACGCGCTGCGTCACCGGGTCATCGAATGCCGGCACGCCGGTATAGCCGACGGCGGCGATGGCCTTCTGGACCTTTCCCCAGGCCGTGGCGCTGTCGATGGGCTTGGTTCCCATAGCCAGTGTGACCACTTTTTCCGACGCTCTCCGGATTTCGGCGATGGTGGGCAAGAAATCGCAATGGTTGATGCAGTATTTGACCCCGGCCGCCAAGGCCGGCGTCGGGATGTCTTTAAGCATTTCCACGTAGAAACGCAGCCGTTCCTCCGGGAGATCATTTTTGTACGCCAGTTGCAAAAGACCAATCGCTCGCAGGGTCGATACTTCCGTTGTCATCTTTCTCCTCTCCTTCCTTGGCTTGGTATTCCGCCATTAGGCGGTTCACAACGTCAATCGCTTCCTTCTTGCTGTGGCGGGGCGCTCTTGCCCGAGGCGACGAATTAGGCCTGTCTTCCCATGGGCGTGGTTGCCCGGTCGAGCTCCAGCGCCTTAAGACAGCCTCAACGTAGCGGATCGTAGACGCCCGGGCCAGTGCGGCCACTTTGACGGCTTCTAGGACCCACTCTGCCCCGTAAGCTTCCACCAGGTCCACCAGCCGGTCGCGTTCAATCGGGCTGGCTACCGGATGGATGTTGTTCTGGTAGGCAGTCAAGACAGCGCTCCAGGTTTCCGGGGCCACTCGCGCACGCGCGCGTCCCCCCTCATCACCACCTTCTTCTAGTCTAGTCTCTTCTAGTCTAGGTATGGGTGCGGTTTGTGGTGCGGTTTGTGGTGCGGTTTGTGGTGCGGTTTGTGGTGCGGTTTGTGGCGTTTTTTGCGCAGTAAAATTATTTAACTGCGGTTTTTGCGCTGTCAAAGGAATGACCTTGTAAAGGGTAGACTGCCGTCCCTGCCGTGATTGGAAGTCGATGAGCCCTGCCTGCTGCAAAGCATTTCTGGCCCGCTTGATGGCGTCTTTCTTGAGTCCGGTGTCCGCCTCGAGTGCCGATAGTGGCACATTGAATGCCGCTTTCCATCCGCATGAGTTACAGTAATGCATAAGTGAAAACCATAATAGTCTAGCAGATGATGAAAGTGTAGGATTCGTCAGCAGCCACGTATGGAAGGCGTTCACCTCCTCAATGTAGCTTATGTTCAAGCGCTCCATAATCGTTTCCTTTCTGTCAGGGAGGCAGGCGGCCGCAGCCGCCCGCGCCTGGTATTACATATCGAGTGATGCTTCAAGGATGGCATCGTCCTGTTGTTCCTGCGTCGTCTTGTCGGTTTTGACTTCCCCCGTGGCCGGGTCGACGTTGTCGGGAACCTGTTCGGCCTGAAGGTCAATGACGTGCTGCTCATCGTCAATCTGACCCGTCGCCAGATCCGACGCAATCTTCAATGTAGCCGGGTCCGCTGTTTGGTAATTGATGGAAAGCAGCCCCCACTTGCTGAGTAACGCACGGAGAACGGTTTTACTGGCCATGGCTTCCCAATTATCCCGCCATCCTTTGCTGGGATAATCCCCATGCCCCTTGCGGAATTTCCGTTCGTGATAGTTGATTTGCTGAGTGGACCAATAGAGCACCTTACGCATCCCATTGGTCAGCTCAAAATAAGCGCAATAGCCACTGATAGGCAGCTTGTTTCGTTCTTCTTCATCCTCTACCCATTCAAATTGGGCTTCTTCCGTCAGGCGGTTCCAGCTATGCATTTCACCTTCCCGGACGTCTACGACATTGATTTTCTTGTAGACGCCAGTACGAACGGCCAGCTGATACAGGCCCTTATAACCAATAATAAAGGTGGCTTCCATTTTGCCTTTATTCCGGAAGGGGACAATATACGCCTGCCCCAATGCCGGGTCAATCGGAAGATCATACGCAGCGGCACGTAAAGCTGCTTTGATGATGCTGATAGGGTTGTCGTGGAAGACTTCCATCATGGACGGTTCGTCGTTAATCATCGTTACCAACGATGCGATGAATTGAGGAGCCCGGCGGCCCAACAATTCGTTGAACCGCTTTTGATACCCTTCTTTGCTGATCAGCGCATTAAACAGCGCGGCGACGTTTTCGTGTGCTTTTTCGACCGGCTGACCGGCGTTGCGTTTGGCCAGCACAGTGCCTTTTACTGTTGCCATTTACTTTTCCTCCTTCTTAGGTGCGACCTTGAAAACTCGTGTAGGCTTCCCTTCTTTTTTGCAGACTTCCCAGACATCTGGGTAGTCCGCTTTCAATTTCTTGGAGTCTACGGTAGTACGCCCATTTTGGCGTTTCCAGGTGATTTTGCGTTCCCCGGCCATCGCGGCTTCGTGGTCCCCCATCAAGGCTTTTAATTCGTTTTCGGCCCATTGAATAGACGCGTCCAGCTCCTTCCTTTTGGCTTTATAGCCGTCTAAGAGTTGCACCAATCCGCCAGCCTGTTCGGGCAATTCGATCGCATCTTCCAGGCCGCCGGGGTATTTATCTTCCAGGGCTTCTTTCGTCGCCCGGCTTTCGTCAATCGGTGGGATGGCACCGCCTACGACGTATTTTTCCCAGAATACCTTTTCCGCTTCAAAGAGCGCGCGGATCTGTTCGTCGTTGCGCGGGATGAACTTTTTTCTAAAGTCCTGGCCGCCGATGAGTACCGCAATCCACCAGCCCTTCAATCCCGTAGCCATCATATAATGCTGGCATTGGAGATAATAGCTGTTGGGGACGTTGTCTTCGTCCCAGTCATGGGCGGAAAAGGCGTTCGTCGTCTTGATTTCAAGCCCAATATCTTCAGCCAGGCCATTCTTTCGCCCGGGTATGAGCCGGTCGATATTGGCCAGCATCCACGGGTATTTTTTGTTGCGCATCATACCGCGGCGTTCGACTTTCAGCCCCGTTTCATCGCTGAACCAATCAGCGACAATCGGCTCCAGCCGAATACCGGCTTGTACAGATGGTTTCTGGCTAATGTCTTCTGGTTCGACCTGCCCCGTCTTTTCCATCCAGAGAGCGAACGGGCTGGTCCACGGATTGTATCCCATGATGGCGCCGGCGTCGCTGCCCCCAATGCCTTTCTTTCGCATGTCCAGCCAGGCGTCATGATTCTGCATCTGCTTGACGTTCATAATGAGTTCAGCATCCATAGTTTTCACCATCCTCTACCATAGCTGCCATATATTCAATTTTTTGTTTGATGTCTTCTTTTTTCATGTTTAACCTCCTGGTTTGTGGTATAATATAGGTGTCATCTTTTTTCAAACCTTCCTGGGTTTGGGGCCTCGCGGCTTTGCCGTGGGGCTCTTTTTTTGTGGCCGGATGTCGGTGATCTTCATCCCGACGGCGGCGGCGATGAGGTTGTCGAGCTCATTCATGCACCGGCAGTAACTCGGCAGTTCTTCCCGGCTGATGATGTCGTCGGCGCAGATGGTTTCGAGCTTTTCGTAGGCTCGCGCCATCTTGCCTAACTGAATGTGCAGGGTGATCGCCCCGCTGGCCACACCGACCGTCTGAATGTCGGGCAGGATGAGCTTCCCCGTTAGGGTACGCTCTACCAGGTATACATAACCCAGTTTGTAATCGTCGTACACCTGCACGATGCAGGCCACGACGTCATCGTCGGGTGTGCTCCCAGCCTCGTAGTTGGCCAATGTCCGTCTGGCGATGCCGATGCGTTCGGCCGCCTCTTCCTGGGTCATTCCGGCCACGTGGCGGGAATGGACCAGCCATTCTGTGAACTTATCTCTCATGGTTTCCACCTCCTCATAAAATACAATGAGTTTAGAAGCGAATGACAAGCTGCTGGCCGGGCCTTACCGTGCAATCCTGGTCCAGGTTGTTGTTCACCTGGATTTGGTACACGATTTCCCGAATGTCGAGCCCTTCGGCGTCGGCAATCGGCCGGGCAACATCCCATACCGTTTCGCCGGGTTCGACCGTCACGACCTGCACGTCGTCGGCCTGTACGCGGTCGCCCGCCATGCCCAGGCCGGTGTAAAGCCCGATGCCGCAGGCCAGCACGGCCATGGCCATGAAGCTCTTAGCCCCGAACAGAGGGCCGCGCTTTGGGATGCGCTTCAGCTTTGGTTCGTCGTAAATCTTCATCGTTTTCATGTTTTTAACCTCCCTTCCAGATCGGCCAGCGTCACGCCGCAGTAGGCGGCGAACTGGCTGGGATTGATGAAATAGTCGAATTTCCGGGCCCCGCTGCGTTTCATCGCGAACCCGAATGGTAACAGCTTTCGCTGTAGCCCGATGCGAACGAACTGTTCGCTACGTTCTAAGACGCGGGCCGCTTCCTTTACAGTGATTTTCATCTGTATCACTTCCAATCATTGACCGTCTGCAAGACTTCCATCAGCATCGTATTAATGTCGTCAGAAACGGTAACGATGCGTTTGAATCCCGGGGCTTTCATGATAAGGACCACGTTAGCCGTCAGCAGCGTAAAGGCTACATCGGTTTCACCTTGACGCAATGCGTCGGCCAGATTGCTCAGCGCTTCGATTTTGCGCGTTTTCATGACATCATCGTCGATATATGTCAGTAATTCGCTCGGAGCCTTTCTTGCGGCAACTCCATTACAGAAATCTTTAACCACACAATCAACACAAGCGCTTTTTTCTTTGGAATATTCCCGGCAATACCGAATGATCGTGTTTGCCGCTTCCTGTACGTCTTTATTTGTCATCTTTTTGCCTCCTGTTATTTAACTTCACACTTTGTCGCGCAATAAATTGTCGACTCGACATTTAAAGATACGGGCCAGCTCAATCAGCTTTTCCGTTGTTGGGTAGGCTTTTCCTGTTTCCCACTTCACCACCGCTGTACGGGTTACTCCCATTTTTTCAGCGAGTTGTTCTTGAGTCCAATTCCGTTTCATTCTAAGTTCTTTCAAACGGTTCATGGTTTCACCTCCTTGTGAAGTTCCTTCACTTCATAACTGTATTTTACACAACTTTCATTCACGTGTCAATAGTTTCTTGTAACTTTTATTCACATGTTTTCAAGTGAATGTTTTTCACATATAATATATACATAGACAGGGAGTGAAGAAGATGAACACGACAGCGATAAGACTGAGAAAACTAAGAGAAAGGGAAAAGCTATCACAAGGTGAAGTTGCCCAAAAGCTGGGAATCAGCCGGACCGCTTACGTCAAATATGAGACAGGCGAAAGCCGTCCCGTAAGGAAATTGAATGAATTATCCCGCCTGTTCCATGTGTCGGCTGACTATATCATGGGGCTGTCTGATTATCCATTGTCCAATGAAATAGCCCCGCCAGCTGAAGCCCGGAAAATCCCGATTATTGGTACGGTAACCTGCGGCCCGAATGGGTTCGCTTATGAATATCTTGACGGGTATGTATATATTGATGATTGTACCCATGGAGACGTAAGGGCCTTTCATTGTAAAGGCGATTCCATGACCGGCCTGGGAATATTCGACGGAGATATTGCAATCGTTCGCATCCAGCCAGAGGTCGAGAACGGGGAGCTGGCAGTCGTTACCATAAACGGAGATGAAGGAACGTTAAAGAGGGTCCGAAAGCAGAATCATATGATTATCCTGGAATCAGCCAATCCCAATTATCCGCCTCGTGTGTTTGCCGGAGAAGAAACAAATTTAGTCCATATTGTAGGAAAAGTCATTGAAGTTAGGAAACAATTCTAATCACAGAAAGAAGGGAATCGTATGCAAGCAGCTGTTGGTTTATTGATTATCTGTATTATCGCCTGGTACATCCTGGCTAAAAAGAATCCGGAAAAGTTCGCCCCCTTCCTGGATCCACCTTATGGGAAGAAACGCGGCCTCTTATGTCTGGCTGCCGTTTTCGTCATCGGGGCCGTCGGTGCGACCATCGACCCGCCGCCAGCTCCGACAGCCAGCCAGAAAGTGCAGCAGGCAAGCGATAAGGCCGAAAAAGCAGCCAATCCGGAAAAGGCCAGCGACCACCACAAGCTCGCCGTGCAGCAGATCGCCGAGGGGACCGGTGTCGATGAAGCCCGGGCGGCTGGCATCCTCGACATTTTCCATAAAGTAGGTATTCGTGATTCTAGCTTTGACGAGGTCCATAGCTATGAAAACGGCAAGCATGATACCCCCGATGAAAAAGTATTTGTCATCGAAACGACGCCAGTCAAATCGTTCCTGTACCTGGACCCGAACAACCAAGTCTTAGAGGTCCGGGCCAATGCGAAAAATCTATACAAAAACGGCCGGGCACTCATGACCTATGATAATTCGTTTAAATAATATGCCACAATAACGTATAGGAAATCAAGGAAAGCCCGGCCGGTATCACGCTTATCGGTCATAATGCTGCTATCTATACTCCACAATTCTACTCAAACAAGGAAATACAGAGCCTGCCCGTGCAGATCATCGGGAAAGTCGTCGAGATGCGTCGTAAATTTTGAGGTTAAAAATGGATAATGACAAAAATAATGAAGTAAAATGGTATCGAAAAAATGGTTTATGTGGCTAATGCTCATTTGCTGTTGGCCTATCGGATTATTATTTCTTTATATGCATCGTTCAGAATATACTCGCAAAAAATTATTGCAAATTACAGCATTAACATTTTTTGTGTTTGTATTTTTACAGGTATGGAGCAAATTTAACCAGCCAGAAACGAAAAAGCAAGCCGTACCCGTACAAACAAAACAAACGGAACAGACACAACAAACAAAGTCGGATGCTAATAAAGACACAACTGGAGCTTTACCATCAAACAAAGCGACAACGAATAACGCTTCAACCCCCAAAGCCGCTCCTGTTGTCAGAGGCGGTACTACTGGCCCAAATGGCGAAACAATTAAAGGGAACATAAATAAAAAAGGCGAAAAAATATATCATATGCCTGGTAGTGCATCTTACAATAGAACTATCCCTGAAGCCTGGTTCTCAACACCCGAAGAAGCCGAAGCCGCTGGGTATCGTCAAGCCCGTAAATAGAGCAAATAGTCTATAGGATAAAGTCATTACGTAATATTTTAATGCATATAATAGTATTCTAGTTTTATACAATATTAGGCATAAATCTATTATAAATCATCATGGCCATGGCCTTATCACGCATATATAAATAAAAAAAGGAATATGAATATTCTTCACATTCCTTTTTTTATCGCACTATTTCAAGAACATTAGTTTGCTATATATAATTTTCTATTCATCATGGAGGCGATTGTTATGAGACTTCCCACGGGCTACGGCTCTATCATCAAGCTGGGCGGCAAACGCCGCCGGCCATTCGCTGTCCGCATCACGGCCGGATGGTCGGACGACGGAAAGCAGCGCTACCAGTATCTCGGCTATTTCCCGACCCGGAAAGAGGCGTTATCCTGCCTGGACGACTACAACCAACGGCCCTACGACGTCGAGGCCCGGAAAATCACCTTTGCCGACCTCTACCGGAAATGGGTCGAATGGAAATATACCCGGGTCCATAAAGACATCCCGAACGGCTACCGGTCCGCCTACAAATACTGTGAGCGGCTCCACGACCGTGTCTTCGTCGACCTGCGGGCCGATGACATCCAGCGGGTCATTGACGGCTGTCAGAAGGGCTACAGCACGAAAAAGAATATCCGCTTGTTTTGCAGTCAGCTCTACCAGTACGCCGCCCGCCTGGAGATCGCCGTGACGAACTACGCCAAAATGACCGACCTGCCGGCAGAGCAGCAGTCCCGGCTGCATAAGCCCTTTACCCCGGCGGAAATCAAGACGCTATGGCAACACACCGACGACGCCGGCGCCCGCCTGGCCCTCATCTACATCTATACGGGTCTGCGCCCGACGGAGCTCTTGCGGGCCAGAACAGAAAATGTACACCTGGCCGACAACTATCTCCGGGCCGGCATGAAGACGGCGGCCGGCCGGAACCGGGTCATCCCCCTAGCCGACAAGATCAAGCCCTTCATCGCCGCCATGTACGACCCGAAAAACGAGTACCTGGTCATCGACCCCGACGGCCGACCTGTCGGAAATTATGACAGGCTGCGCGACCATTTTTGGAAGCGATCGCCCGTACTGGCTCCGATGAACCACCTGCCCCACGACTGCCGGCACACCTGCGCGACCTTACTTGCAAACGCTGACGTCGACAAGAAGATCATACAGCTCATACTCGGCCACCGCTCCCAGGACATCACCGACCGTGTCTATACCCATAAGACACTCTCTCAGCTCATTGAGGCTGTGAACCGCCTGTAGTTTTGTATATTGTGCGTATATTGTGTGTATATTGTGTGTATATTACAGCCTCTCACGCACTCGAATTTATGCAAAGTTAATTGGTATTTAGACAAAAAGAAAACCGCACGAACGGCTTGTTCATGCGGTTTATCTGTTGCATAGGTTTGTGGGAATATACGCGTATATTAACGTTTCGAGAACTGAAATTTAAGGCAGGAAGCGGCCTGCCGGTATTTTTGTATATTGTGCGTCTATTACAACGCCAACAGAAAACGAATGTTCTCGAACGTTTTATTGTGCAACATGAAAAGAAATAAGGCCGGTACTCATGGTATCGGCCTTATCAGCTATTCTTTGTTGTCCTGGTTAAGATTCGGGAAGCAGCTTTCCGGTTTCATCCAGTCATCTACTTCTTTAATCGCTTCTTGATAAGCATCTTCCACGCCCAGTACTTGCACGGCGTTCAGCGTGGCTATTTTGTACGTTTCATGGCACAAGCCATTATACAATGCTTCCTTTTGGGAAACGTACCCTTTTATGAGGGTTATTACGTCCTCTCCGCTTTTGAGTCGGCGGAAGAGTGTTTCGAGAAAGTATGCATTTTCTTCGATTTTCTTTTTGGTATTTTCACGCGCTTTGAGTCTGCGTTCAAGTTCCTTTTTAACTTCTTCTTTTGCTGTCATGTTTACTCCTCCTTACCATTTGTAATATGTTGGCTTTTCATCATCATCATAGATGGGGCCAGTTATTTCCTCGCCTCTCCCCAAATTCAATTTAATCTTTTCTTTCTTAGCCGTTTTTTTCCGCCGTTCTTCTTCTCGCTTCTTTTTGTCGTCAATCAATTTCAGTATCCATTCTAAATATTCTTTTTGGCTATACCCTTCGTATTGGTACAGTGCTGACTCTAAATAATGAGTCATAAAAACCCTTTTCATATGTTCAAAATCTTTTTGACCCTGCCACCATTCATAGTAGCTCTTTTCTTCATTGGTGTGGCCCATCATTAGGCCACTTAGTTTCTTCGAAAGCCGTTCGTCAAACTTTTCCATAATCCCGTCTCCTTTCTGCTTCCCTCTTTCTGATTATATTATAACACGTTTTCATTTGTTGTCAACTGTGTTTTAAAAGTTATTTTACTTTTTCCCATTTTCTTTTTTCAAGCATCCACAACTTTTTGTATTACCCGATAACAACGATCTTGCAGATACAACAATAGTGTTTCCACAATCGCAATGACACAGCCACAGTTTTCCTTCTGATACATTTCTACCAATTATTTTTTCTGCCGTCAGTCGGCCGAATCGCATTCCAGTTAAATCCTTAAAATGTGTTGCCCCGTTTTCGTGTATATCTTTATAAAATTCTTTTTTTAAACATCCGCATGACTTCGTATGTCCCCGTACCAAATCACGTGATCTTACATCTACAATATTTCCACTCTTCTAGTCCCGGAAACAGACGATTTATAACTTCTCTCTGTTCTTCGTCCGCTTCCCACGGCGCTACTTCATCGCATACAATATCAATCATCGTGTCGGCATCATCGCCCCACAGATCACGAGCTGCTCCCATGGAAGAATCTTCGTACGCAAGTTCGTTAGCGTCTGCAATTTCATCGTCGTTAATATCTACGCTGTAATAATAGCGCGGTTCAGCTCCAGGACCAAATGCGCTTTCTTTGTCATCGGAGAAGAACATGCCGTTGAACATGCTCCCGGCGCGGACTATCATGTCAGATAATTTGTCATAACTCCCGTGATACAGCTTCATGATACTTCCCTCCTACTTCTTTCTGATTTCTATTGTGTAGCCGTATTTGCTAACAATATCGTCTAATTCGATATATTTGATAGTCGCGTTCCTGGTCTTTGCGTTAAATGTTTGCTGTTTAAGTCCCAGTTCCCTGCAAAGCTCCGTTTCCGACTTGCCAATCTCGACAAGCCATTTCTTCCACATCACTTTAAATTCTTCTTTCGTCATTCTATGCACTCCCTTTCTGTTATCTATAGTATATATAACTACGTTTAAAAAGTCAATAACTTTTTAAATTTTTTAAATAGCTCTATTTTTACTGTTGACAAGTGGTTAAACTCGTGATATTATGTAGACAACAAAAGGAATGTATTTATAGGGAGGAGATACTATGACAATCGATGAATTTAGAGAAAAATTACAAAATATGACTGGTTGTTCCGATTGCCCGTACCCGGAATCTTGCGGGTTTCGTGATGATAACTGGCAGAACCGGGCTGACCACGTAGTCGGCCCGTGCGGTCAACAGCACTGTTGGCTGGAAGACGACGACGATTTTGCTGACGTCCGTATGCGTGATTTTCCTAAAGATTAGAAGGGATTTATATGAAATACGATGTAACTTACTCTTGCGGCCATACGGGTACTGTCCAGATCTTCGGCACGGCCGCCGAAAGAGAACGTAAAATCAACTGGTATGAAAATTACGCAGTCTGCCCAGACTGCTACAAACAGGCCCAGCAGGAAGAAGCCGCAACAGCGGCCAAGCAGGCTAAAGCAGACGGACTTCCGGCCCTTACTGGTAGCGAAAAGCAAATCCGGTGGGCCGAAAGCATCCGCAAGGAAAAGATGGCGGCCGCCCGTGAATGGCTGGCCCGTCATCCCGGCGAACAGGCAGATAAATGCATGGCCTGGTACAGCGGCCATGCCAGCGCGTCCTGGTGGATTGACCACCGGGACGAACGGCCCCAGCGTACAGCCAAGTTAGGGGCTGCTGAATGGCTCAAATAAAAAAATAAGCCCGCTATACCAATATAGGTATAGTAGGCTTATTTTTTACTAATCAATTTTACAATTTCAACCCTCGCGGTCAGAATATATCTGCCGTGACTTGCTTATAGTATAACACGTCTTGCGAAATTTGCAACAAAAAATAGCCCCCGGTCACGCTCGTGACCAGGGGCTTGTTACATAATGCGATATTATTTTATCAAACAGCCGACAGCCAGGGCCCCGGCTACGACGGCCCAGGTATCCCGTTGTCTCTTTGCGGTTGCGGTTTTATGCGCTTCTTTATTAATCTGATCACTCAATGTCGTTAAAGACTCGCTCTGCTGCGTCAATCGCGTCTGCGTCTGATCGATTGAGGTCCGAGAGTTTTGTAGTTGAGTCTGCGAGATCGTCAGCCGCTCGTTGAGCGTTTTGATTTGCGTCTGCTGCGTCTTGATTAGCTGTTCGCGCTCGATCGAGTTCCGTTTGAGCGTCTCTATTGAGCTCTTGAGCGTTTCGTATTGTTGTACGGACATTGTTACGGTCGGCCCGCTCCATGTTGTCGTAGTGCCGGCACAAAAGCCAGCCGCCGGAACCAGCCATAAGAATAAACAGCAAGACCAGGATAATAAGTACTTTCGGATTTTTGGCAATCTTATCGACCTCCTTTAAATGCGGAAGATACAAAATGGATCACCTCCTGTTAGTCGTCGAAAAGGTTATCTGCATACATGTAGTCGCCATCGATGAGTCGGCCACCAATCGGCAACTTGTCGGTATCCTGCCAGACAAAGGCCTTAATGTCGTCGACGTCACCCCATTCCGCACTCCAGACAGAGCAGTTGAGGGCACGCCAGTTAATCGGCGTATCCCCGCCGTTGCCCCATCTGTCAGATACACGGTCTTCCAGCCAGCCATAGGATGCATAGACGCCCGTTTCCAGGCCAATGTTGTCAATCCATGCCTGGCACTGAGCAGTTGCCGTTTCGCCGGTGAAGTCATAACCATTTCTTTCTTTCCAATGGTCGGCATCTTCCAAGTCGAAAAATACAGGTAGTTCCAGCAGGACGCCCGCGTCGGCGATGATGGCCGCGCATTTCCGTGCGTGGTCCGCCGTGACGTCCGGCGTTAAGCTGTAGTCATAGTGATAAGCGCCGACTTTAAGGCCGTATTCGTGTGCCAGCTGTACGTTGTGGCGGAACTGTCCATCTTCGTGCCCGTTACCCCAGGAACAGCGTACATAGACAAATTTACAACCGCTATCGACGGCGGCCTGCCAAAAATCGGCGTCTAAGTACCCCTGGGCTTCGGATACGTCAAATCCTCGAATCATGTCTCATTTCTCCTTTCTCCTTTACTTTATCTGTACTGGGCGCCATTGTGGGCGCGTTTTGCGGTTGTGCTGGCATTGTGTATCGCGCGGAATTAAAACGGCTGTCATAGCCGTATTTCGTCCAGCACGCTTTGCCAAGACCTACAACTGTCGCGATACCACCCCCGACAGCCGTCACGCCGCTCCAACAGCTCATCAATTCAAAGTGCGTCCCTCTCAGCGCGTTGCTCCAGTAGCCGAATAGCCAGCTAAAGAGTACCAGGCATAAAAAAATCATCATCAAAATACTCATGATGATGATGAGCTGGAGCCAATGTTTCTGACCCCACTGGCCCAGGGCCACGATTTTACGTTTCATTGGTTCATCCTCTTTTCCAGCGTGTCCATGCGATGATGGGCGGATGCGGCCGACGCCTCAACTTTGGCCAATCTCTCGGCCATATTCTGCCGCTTCTCTTCGACGCCCCGGATATATTCCTGCGTGCTCTCGATAAGCTCCCGCAGTTCTTCAATGGATGTCGATAATGGTTTGATAACGGCATAATTAAAGATGACGCCGCAAAGGCTGAGGATGGCCACAATGACGCCGGTCATCTGTCCCATCGATTCCATCACGTGTCTCCGTTCTGCGCTGCGTCTGTGGTGGTTGTCGTGGTGGTCTGCTTGTCAGCGGCTTCGGCGGCGGCCATCACGTCCAGGATAGCATTATGAGGACAATCCGCCCAAGGGCAACGTCCGTCATCATTTAAAATGTTCCCGCAAAATTCACAAAATTCCATGGTTCATCCCTCCTATGCGTTCTTGATTTCCGCAGCCATGGCGGCCAGGGTATTTTTATAGTTGGCATCGATTTTCGAGGTATCCGCACCGAGCATGGTAGCTTTGACGCGGGCCGTGACCATGGCATCGAGCTGAGCGTTGTATTTCGCTTTGATAGAACTGATTGTTGCCGCTTTCTTTTCGGCTTCGGTCGGTTCGGGCGGGATATAGTCGGTCGGTTTTCCGTCAGATCCGCGGACCTTTCCGCCAAGATATGCATTAAAATCGTCGGCTGTGATGATTTCGATAACGGCTGCGTCGGATACGGTTTCTTTTGCTTTGTCTTTGAGCGCCTGCACTTTATCCGCGTTCTTGTCCTTCGTCGGGTCAAAATCGCAGATAGCCGAGTAAATTCGCTTGCCATCGGCATCAAAGGCCGCGCAGTAATAATCAACGTTGCTTGTTGTCATGTTACTATCTCCTTATCTTATAAAATGAGGTGGTAATTATGCGTAATCCCAATGGATACGGTTGTATCAAGCATTTATCCGGACGCCGGCGGCGGCCGTTTGTCTTTGTAGTGACGGACGAGGGTCGACAACGACCGGTCGAATATTTTACAAATCTGGTTGACGCTCAAATTTTCCAAGCGGACTATCATCGTGCTCATCATCATCGCTCCCTTCCGGGTCACAAAATAACATTCGCCGAGCTCTATCACCGCTGGCTTCCACGGCATACCGATGATACCCAGCCATCACAATCGACGCTGGGCAGCTACCGCAATGCGTATCAGCATCTATCTACGCTCCACATAATGCCTGTCGAGGACCTGCGCTATGCCGATTATCAGCGAGTCATTGACGACATGCGTCATCACGGACTGTCTTACAGCAGCGTCAAAAAGGTGCGGTCGCTGATATCGCTATTGCTCAAATATGCAAACAAAATCGAGCTATCAACAACAAATTACGCGCCGCTACTCTCCATCGGCCGTAATCGGCCAGTACATCCGCATCACACCTTTAGCCGGCAGAAAATCAACCGGTTATGGAAGTCAGTGGACTGTTCTGGCGTTGATACCGTGCTTATCCTGCTCTATACGGGGATGCGATGTGGTGAAATGCTACAGCTGCAAAAATCTGACGTTCATCTGCGACAGCGCTATATCCGCATCACAAAGAGCAAGACCGCCTCCGGCATCCGCATCATCCCGATACATCACCGCATCGCACCGCTCATCGAGGCCCACATGGACTTCCCAGGTGATGCACTCATCTGCGACGAGACGGGACAGCCGTACAATTATGGCCGGTACTGCACCATCTGGCGTTCGGTTATGCATCTCATCCACGCTGACGGCCATACTACGCATGACTGCCGGCACACGGTGGCGACGCTGCTTGATAATGCCGGAGCCAACGAGACGGCAAAGAGGCGTCTTCTCGGCCACGCTGGCGGCGACATCACAGAGCGCGTCTACACGCATAAAGGGCTGCGACAGCTCCGTAAATGCATCGAATTGTTAAAATAATTTGTTACTAGTGCGATACTATACGAGCCGCATACAGACGCATAAAACACGCCCGCACGCGGCTCTTTTGCTGTTACTATTGATACTCTAAAAATCGGTAAATATGCATCCTCTCATTATTTTATTGGATGAGGACTACCGATGATATGGTTAATGCTGTAATTCTCATTTAGCTAAAATATATTGATAATCATGGATTTTGCATCCGTTTTAGATGCTCGTCCAGCTCCGTATATAGCTGTTTCATGACGGCATCGCTAAAAACTACACCATAGCTTTCGGCCACAACTTTCATTATGTGAATTGCGTTATTTACCTCGCCACACACGACACTTGGACGTTTTTTCTCGTCATCAGTGCCAATAACCATGAGGTATAATACTTTGTCGCGTTCGGTCATTTTAATCATCTCCTTTTAAACAGTGGGTATATGCGCTTGCATCTGACCAAAATGTCGGACATGATTTTAACTTGCCGTTGAGCTGTTCCGTCCATGCGTATTCGATATGCCATAAAGGGACAACCCCTGGTGCGGTGGGCATCGAGGATGGAAAAGCATACGATGTAGGATGGAACAATACCCCTGTTTGGATTATCGCCATTGGTAATATGTAGACAGTGGGTATGGTATGCATCTGTAAAACAAACGGGAGAGGAACATACAGTGTATTTCCCAATTACTTTTCCCAATGCAGTGCTTACAGCTGTAGATTCTGTTGATACCCCTAATGCTTTCTACCGAACAAGTAACATAACTACAAATTCTTTAGTTTTCTCAGTTACTAATACAGGATATGTATCTTCTACCTGCCGAGCTGTGATTATTGGATATTAAACAGTATGGAAATGATAGCATCTCCTATATTGTTGTTAGTATATGAACAGTGGGTATCTACCGGCGAATTGCACGAATATATAACATTTCCGATTGCATTTACCGCAGCAGACACAGCCACATTATTAGTGACTCCATATCACAAGGACGGCGCAACGCATCCGACAGGCGGATGGAGCGTATCCATGACGTCAGCCTCCACGGCACATTGCTCTTTAACCGGGTATGATTTACGAGTAATTGCAATAGGATGGTAAACAGTGGGGATTCGGGTTAACGGCAACAAGCGGAACCCAAAAAGTTACATTGCCATTGTCAGCATCCGCACTAATCGGGGTGGCATCTGACCACTGTTTCAAATTCCCATTGCTATTATGTTCTTCATCTTTACTATTTTGCCAGCTTGATTTTCAGATGCGCTCCACGCTGTTACAGTTCTTAGGTCACTATCATTTAATACGGACACATTTTCGTAAACCCATTCGTTAGCAGCGCAGGTGCCCAAAACTACAAATTTAGTTTTACTGAAAGCGATGGGGAGTGTGATTACCTCATCTGTAGTCTCTTTTACCCACTGTATAATTAATCCGCCAAAAAAAGAGCCAAAGCACATGTATCCGTTCTGGCCCATATTGTATTTCACTCCAGTGGCGGTCAGCACTTTTTGTATCATTTTCGCAAGCAGGCTGTCCGATGTCAGTGTATTGACGAGTCCGCTCAGTCCCGTGCTGGCTAGTGTGTTGACGATTCCCGTGTTCCAGTCCGTTACCTGGGCTACTTCGGTTTCGGGATGAATTGTGTCATATGCGCTGCTTGTTTTATTCCAGTGATGTAAAATGCCTTTTAAAATGCCCATGTTGTTATCCTCCTTGTTATTCGCTTACTCGACGATTTCGACCCACATTCCCGTATCGGCCATATTGGCCGGTTTGTCCGCTGTTTTAGACACGTACAGACGGTTGCTGTGAGCCGACTCACTGGTATTATGCTGTGCGATCGCGCTCGTTGTGCTTTTGCCAGCGGCGATGATTTGCTGGTTCAAATACGCCATTTTCGTATCGATGTCCCGAAAAAGCGTGTCAAAGGCTTCACGGGCCGGCGGGACGGACCCGACATACGCCCAGCCTTGTAGATAGTCGATGTCTGTGAAGGTATAGCGGTCGCTGGTGGCGACGTTGCTGCCCCAAATTTTTGTAAAATCAGGTGTTGCCATGGTATCTCCTCCTTATAAATCGATGGTTGTCGCCCAGCTCCCGGAGCCGAATGTCTTAGCGTCCGGCTGCCCCAGGAATCCGAAATAGTCCGCGTCGAACATTTCGACAGACCGCAATCCGATGCCGCCGCCTAGGGTGATGAGATGCAGGGTTCTGCCCAGGCGTATGTCATTCGCTGTCAGCCGGCGCCCGATGCCGACAATGATTTTTGCGTTGCCGACCTCATGCAAAATGATATTCTGTGCATTGAACAGAACACGCAGGCAATGGATCAACTCATCGCCGGTAGCCTGGGAGGAATCATAGAAGACCTTAAGCCATAATATTTTCCGATAGTCATCATCTTCCAGCCGGGTACTGGCCAGCCAGTTTTCATTGATGCCGCGGAAACGGCCGACGCCGAACGTCTGGCTGTTATCCTGCCCGCTAAATCCGAAAAATTCAAGCTGTAAGGAATCATGAATGGTTCGGTCGCGGTTCACGATGGTTCCGATGCCGTCGAGTTGTACCCCTTCGCCGGTATCTATCCAACGCTTATTTTTTAGATCATCAAAGGTTCTCCGCAAGGCGTCCAGTTCTGCACCAAGAGCCTCTAATTCGGCCTCGATGACCGGTTTATCCTGGAACTGCCCTATCAAGTGCGAAATCATGCGTTCCGTATGGGTCATTGTTTCGTCACCTCGATACGGGCCGCATCAAAGGCGGCAATCTGTCGCGGTGTGATGGATATATTGCTCGTGGAATAACTCCCGGCCGTGTCGCCGGTCGCGGCGGTCAGGCTGATATACCCTACGCCGGAAGCAGCCTTGAAAATCGTCGAGAAATAGCGCTGTAAGATGACATCCTCGCCGATGGCCTGCTCCTGACCTTTAGCCAGCAAGGCCGTGGCAATATCCTGTGCGGCTGCCGGAGCCAGCGTTTCGTCCGGGTTTTCACTGATGACGACCTTAAGCCAGATTTTGACCGGGGCCGGACGATTAAAATACAGTGTCTGTTCAGTGCCGTTGGCATCGATAGCCGTGCCGTGTTCTGTACCATAGGTGTCAATGCCGCCAGCTTTCGTTTTCCAGAGTACCTGAGCAATGTCGTCATTCTCCCCGCCTTCTACGATGGCTTCGATGGAGTGCGGTGGCCGTCCGTCAGAATCGGTCGCATCGGTCCGGTTCTCATATACCTTGGATGTCGTGACGCCGGTCACATTATCAGCCAGGCTTTCGGCGATGGCATCAATATTCGTGGACCCGCGGCTAAAGAGCGACCGGTTCCAGCGCTGCCGCAAATGGGTATCGGTTTCGGCATCCTGGCCGACAGACGCGGCGTACTGGTTCAAGACCCCGGTCCAACCGGGAATCGAGGTGACGACCTGGTTGATGGTGCCGATGTCCGGATTGACAGCCCCGACCGTCACGCAGCGGAATTGAATCGGAGTGCCGATAGAGCTGATTGTGACATTCTGGGCATCCGTTGCAAAGGTCTCCCCTTTGGTCGTCGTCCGTATGGACAAAATCCCGCTGTCAATAGAGTAGGTGACGCCGATAAAGCTTTTTGCCAGGGTATTCAGCACCTTGCTGGCCGTATCCCCGGAGGCGGCGGTATAGCTGGCCGTCTTGTCATTGATAGTCAGCGTATAAACCGTTCCGGCACTCACGGCACTGCGGATACTATATGCGGCATAGCAGGCCTTTTCTTTCGAGATGGCCGCATTAGTGGCGATGCATTCCCAGTAGCTGCCGTTTTCGTTACTGCTGGAAATCTGTGCCCCATAAGGAATGACCGTCCCACTGGTCCCATAGCAGGTAGCCAGCAGCCGGCTTTGTGTGCCGGAAATGGCTGAGATACCCGCCAGCCCCGCCGCATTGGACAGGCTGACTCCCGTGGCCGTGTTCGGATACATGGCGTTATAGGTGTTTTCGGCCTGTTCCCACAGGTCGGCGATTTCGTATGCAAAGACGCCGTGGAGCTGGCCGAACAGGCTGTTGCTCCCAGTCTCAATTTCAACACCCAGCCGGTCCGATACCCGGCGGTTGATGTCGGACAGGATTTCCGGCAGCCGTTTCCGTCGGAAGCCGTCACGGGTCAGACCGTAAACATTTTCACTATCTGCCATATCCCAGCACCTCCTTCTTCGTGATGAATCCATAATCGGTATCGATTTCATAGGATACCGTGAGCGTCCTCAGAATGCGATTGAATGCGAATTCGAGCTCCGTGACGCCTTTGACCCCCTCAACACTCTGAATGGCCTCCGACAGGACTTGCCGGACGTGGGCCTCGTTGGGGTTCTTGACTAAGATATATTCGAGATAGGGAACGCCGTCACTCGTTTTCAGGAACCATTCGCCGAGCCATTCCCGCAGCGTAATAAGCACCTGTTGGGCGACCCGTTCCCCGTTGTTGACAATCATTAAATCGCCGTTCCGGACGACCAAGTCGCCCGTTTTTACATTCATTGCTAAATCATAGGCCATGTCCATGCCTCCTATTTCGGTGCGCTTGTCGTTCCGCCGCTGTCTCCGGTGTGAGTATGCTTCGTGACGGAAATGCCTTCGACGACCAGGTCGCCGCCGGTTACGGTAATGCCGCCGGCGCTGATGACCATCTTCACACCGCCGTTGAACAGGCAGACATCGGACGGGCTGGCCGACCGGCATCCCCGGTTATACAGGCCCGGGATACAAATGGCGTCGTTAAGACTATGACGCCGTTCGTTGTCACTGTCACCGCCATTCAGGAAGTCGTCCAATTGGGACTCCGAGAAGACCAGCAGACAGCCGTCGCCGCTCCGTAAAGGAACCGTGACGCCGGCCGTGCCGCCGAGGCCGCTGGGAAAGATGACCGGCACATGGTGCACGATGGGGAATGGCAGGTTACGTCCGTCCTGTATCTTGAATTTGCCGACCGGCTGCACACTGGCCTGGCAGATACTTGCATCATAGTCGATAATCTTCCCCGGCATGGCCGTGTGAATGTTGCTGATGCTGCCATCTATCCAACCATTGACGATGTCCCGTAATTCATTCGATGACTGCATAAAAACCACCTTCCCTTAGCATTGGCTGGCTTTGATGATGTATTGTGGATACTGGTCGCCCATGTCGGTATTGCCGGCATGATACCAGCTTCGTTGAGTGTAGCTGTTATGCCACATGCCACCGTTGCCGTCGCATATGCCGACATGCCCTTCGCTGTGGTCGTCGTTATAGAAAACGATGACGTCGCCCTTTTCGAGCTGGCTGGGGTCATAAGGGATACAGTTATCCCCGGCGTCGGCACAAAGACCGTCAACGCCCCACTGGCCGTTATCGTATTCCTGCTTGAGGAACGGCGAATAATAAGACCCGGCTTCCGTGACCCGGTATACGCAGCCGTCAGGGATATAGCCGCCCTGGCTGTTGGCCACGGCTTCACAACCGGCGTCGACGTTGGTACTGACTTCGCCGCTTGTCCCGCCATTCCCATAGACGGCCGTGTTGCTGGCCGCATCACTTTCGGGAGACTGGAGCGTGGCGTTCCGGTCTACTAAATCGAGTTCGCTGTTCCATTCGTCGCCGTAGGTATCGCCGGTATGGTGGGCCGACTGGACTTTGAACCAGCCTTCGACGTAACGGGATTCTACCTTGACCAGGTCGCCCGGGTTGAGGGTCGGCGACAGCAGCGTCTTGACTTTCCACCCCGACGAGGCCGTCGACGGGTCCGTATTCTCGGCCTGCTTGCGCTTGCGCTTAGGCGTCGCCGTATTCGGCTGAGAGTTGGCCTTGGTATACCATTCCGGGCTCCCGATAAGACCGCTATCCGGGGCAAAGACCAGCCCTTTGTTGCTGACCGTGCCGCCTTCCTTGATGAGCTGAAGGATTTCGTTCTGGACGCTCCATTTGACGCCTGACCCGTAGCAGATGGCGTCGAGGGCATCGGCGGCCATGCCGACAAAGGAAAACCCATCTTTAAACGTGCCGAACTGGACGCCGTCGCCCCATACGAGGGGCAGGCCCATTTCATCGGCGATGTATTGGATGATGGTATTGCCCGGCGTACCGGGAGCAAAGGACAGGGAAAAAGCCGTATCCCGGATGGCCGTCTGGCCATCGGAGAGCGATAGTTCCGTCGTGACGTCCTTCCCGTCATCTTTCGTCTGGGCACTGATGACCGACCCGACAAAGAGCCGGACAGCGCCACCGTTGTCCTTATACCCGGCATAGAGCTCGACCTTGGTATCGGGCACGTTGATTTTATGCCGGGTCTCATCGCTCAGGTTCCAAAGGGTCAGTTTCCCCTTGTTCGTATTCTTCGACAGGTCTTTCGTGATGTCGAAAGAGATGCGGAGCGTATTGGCAAATTCCAGGCCTATTCCTGGGAACTTGACCCTATACTGCCGATTCCACAACATTCGTTAATTCCTCCTTCGGCATGTAGATCAGACGAGCTTTGCCACTGATGAAATCCTTGCGGCCAATGTCCGAAATGCTCGTGCTGGACACGACGGCCAACAGCTCGCCCGGAGGCAGGCCCTTGATGCGCCGGTACGCATGGAGCAATGGGAAATTCGGAACGACAACGATACCGCGAACCAGCTCAGAGTTGTCATTATTGCAGACATCGAGCGTCCAATACTGGCCGTCATCGTTCCAATTCAGCCGGAGCCGGTACAGAATCGAGTCCAGGATGACCGACTCGACGAACGAGTTGGCATCTAAGGTACTAATCGTAATCACCAGAGCACCGCCCCCATTCCGCCCATGGACCGGGCAATGGATACCGTAGCCATGGCCGCCGTATGTTCCAGCCCGACGCCGATGGCCCCGAACTGGCTGAGGTCGACGCTGCCTGTAGCGATCTGGGTCCAAATATCTTCATCGGAGGACGCATTTCTGACGGTACTGGGGTCGATGGTCTGGAGCCCAGTACCGATTTCCTCAGTGGCAGCCATACCGCCGTCTTTCCCGGTCTGGCCGGCTTTTCCCTGGGCATCGGCATTACAGCCGTCTTCGGGAATATCTTCCGTCCGCTGCGTGACCCGGCGCACATGTTGGAATTCCAGCGTCGCCTTATAACAGTACCCATCTTCGGAGCGCCTCGGCATGGGAGCGCTGGTCATAACCATGTCCGTATAGATGCCGTCGACGAGTTTGATGGTGACCGGCTCGCCTTTCTTCCAGATGTCCATAATGGCATCCATGACCCGGTTCAAGCTGTGGCGGGAACCGCCTAATACAGCCATGAACCAGGTGACCGGCGTCGGCGTGAACAATACCTCAAGAGTCAGCTTCATCGGCTTGCGGATACAATGGTCTGAGATGGAAAAGCCGTCCTCTACAGGGAACTGCGTGACTTCCGACTCGAACGTCGTAACCCGTGACAGGATAACGTCACACTCGAGCATGTCACCAATCTGGGCCGGTTGTGTCGGCTCCGGGATGACGCCCGTACTGCTTCGCGGCATGAAGCCCGAACCGCCGACTAATCCGCCGGCCAGGCTGGTGCCGATACTGCTGATATTACTGCCGCTCATAAATGCCATGATATCTCACCTCTTATCCATACGGCGAAAAGTTCGTACCGCTGGCAAACCCGATAGCGTCTTGCACTGTGCCAACGCTCAACTGATAATTGTTCGTATTGGAATAGCTGTTCCCGGTCGGGATGACCCGGTTCGCAAAGCTTTCCAGGGCCGACCCTTCGGCGCTGATCTGCCCGCCCATGCCTAAAAAGTCTTTCGCTTTATTGATGAGCCCTGCCAGCCCGTCGGCACACCATTGGATGAATTCGCCAACCTTCTGCAAGGCCGAGGCGACGGTGTCAATCAAAGCCGCCACGCCACGGAATACATAACCGGCCGTACTGAAGAACATGCCTAACGCTGTCACAATGACGCCGCCAACAACTTCAGCAATCATTTGTAATGGGGGAGTCAAAGCTGTAATGAAAGGCTGTATCCGTTCCCAAGCGTCGGCCAGGAAGGCAAGGCCCTGTTTCATCATTTCAAGGCCAGGGCTGAATGCAGCCATGACTTCATCCCAGTGATTCTTGACGAAATAGATGGCGGCCGCAATAGCGGCGATGACCGCCACGACAGGCCAGCCCGCCGCGGCAATGAATCCGATGGCCCCGGAGATGGCCCCAAATACGCCGGAGATGACGCCAGCCACAGCGCTGACAACAGTCCCGACAGCGGAAAATACCCCGGCCAGGACGCCCACGGCCCCCGCAATCAGAATCGTTTTCGTGATGAGGTTGTCGATGCCCGTAGCCTCGCCAATCTGGTTGAGCAGATTGTAGACGGTCTTCAAGGCGTCGCCAATAGCTACGATGTATGGATGGGCTTCCTTCGCCTTTTCAAAGGCTGCCATCGAGTCGGCCGTATCTCCCGGGCCCGACATAATAGTGACGATGTCGTTCATCCCCTGGGAAATCTCTTTAAATACCTGGCTCAGGCTGGTAGCGATGTCGGAAAATACCCCTGTCCCCTGTTCGATGCGCAGAATGAATATTTTCCACGAGTTGCTGGCCTGGGTCAGGGCTTGACCAATAGTCAGCGGGATGCCATTGAATTCGGAGTCAATCGCCGCCCCGCTGGCCAGGATGGCGTCGATGACCATATCAGACGTCAATTGCCCCTGTTTGCCCATATCTTTCAAGGCTGCTTGGGGCACGCCGATAGATTCGGCCATGTGCTGCATGAGCAGGCTGGCATTTTCATCGAGGGAGTGGAGTTCGTCGCCTTGCAGGACGCCGGACCCCAAGGCCTGGCCTAACTGCAAGATAGAGGCTTTCGCCTGTTCCGTCGTGGCGCCGCCCAACGTAAGGGCCTTAGATACAATATCTGTGGTCCTCATGGCGTCCTCTTGCGACCGCCCCATCTGCTTGCAGGCCCGGGCCGTACTGAAATAGAGGTCGCCCATTTCAGCCAGGGCACTGCGGTTATTCTGGGATAACTCATACAGCTGCGTTTCTACGCCTCGCCGTTCTTCTTCGCTCGACGTGACGGAACGGAGACGCCCGTCCAGGCTCATCATTTCATCGGCCGTGTTCTTGATGGCACTGATGGAGAAGGCAGCGGCCATCGCTCCGGCCAGCGGTCCCAGGGACCCCATGAGGCTGTTGACGGATGACTTGATACGGGAAATACCCATTTCAGCCTTGGTAGCAGAAGCGGCCATATTCGCCGCGCTGTTGCCGAACATGCGGCTGGCCATGGAACTGGCCCCGCCGATGCCGCCCAGGCTCCGCCTGAGGCGGGAAATGCCATTATTGGCCGCATCCAGGCCGCCTCGATTGACGGCAAACGATATTTTGGTAATCAGTTCACGGACGACCATGGCGCCCACCTCCTTCCGGCTTGTCATACTTCTTCAAGTTTGCGTACTCGATATCACTCTTCATGTCGAGGTAATGCGTCATTCCGACGAGGTCGGCCAGGGTCACCATACCGCTTTTCAGCTCCGTCATAGTGACCATGCCCGCATCCAATACGCGGTAGATGAAGGTCATTTTCGTGAACTCTTCGGAACATTCGCCTGGAATGACTGCTTCAGCCCTCGCAACGTTCCGAGGACTCCAGTCGGGACGCTCGAGAGCTTGGAAAAATCCAGATAGTTGATTTTGAATACCTGGACCATCAATACGATCATGTCGAAAATACGGCCGCTATAGACCTCATTGACGGCGCTTTCATCGAGCTGCTGGAAGTCTTTCGTGTGAAGCGGTGCGACGCTGACATAATCCGGGTCCAATAGCATGGCAGATACCTTTTCCAGCGTGTCGCCGTCCATGCTGCGGGCCAGCCCGTTCAAGGCGTCGGCCACGGTGTTGCCGATAAAGATGACGTTGTTCGTGTCCTGGTCCAGCGTTTCCGGCTTGATGCCGCCAATAGCGCCACCCAGGGCCGGGGCAAGCACCTTCTGGAGCTCGCCCAATACCTTCATGGCATGGAACGGCGGGAACTGCCGAATAGCAAAGGTATACTGCCCCTGGTCCCACTTCTTCGTTTCGCCACCCTGATAAATGATGCTCATATTTTAGCCTCCTCGTTAATCGTTGCCGCCGATAACCGGGTCGTTTACCTGGCCGGTATTGAACGTCCAATCCTGGTTGTCGATTTTACGGCCCCGTTTCGATTCAGGGAAGTTCTGTACCCAGGCCTGTTTAGCAAAGAACAGCGTCGAGCCGCTGAGGTCCTTGATGGTCAACGGGAGCATATAGCTGCCCGTTCTTCTATCCTTGTTGTAACATTCGCTCAAATAGTCGTTGCTCTTCGAGGATGTAGCCAGGCTGACCTTAACCTCGAACGTGCGGTTCGGGTCGACGCTTCGCCCGACTTCGCCGTCGGCACCGCTGTAGATCTGCATGCCATCGCCCAGGGGCTTGATAGTAATCATGTCATCCTCGGCAAAGCCCGTGAGCTGTCGGCCGCCGTAGATGATAATGTTTTTCTTAGGGTCATACGTCAATACGTCAGACATTCATTAATCCACCTCCTACGCGCTTTCCAACAGATTATCGTAAGTAAAGGAACCGTTGATTTTGACGGCATGGATAGCCCCGGCCAGGCGGGCCGTGAACTTCACGTCTTTCAGGATACGGCTGGCCTTCTGGTTGGCCGTGATGCTCGACGACAACGGTACGTCGATGGTATAGCCCAGGTTCTTGTTCCCGTCTTCATCGTATTCCGTCGGGGCGATGCCGCCGGCGGCCTGCCCGTCTTCCAGGGCTTTACGCAGTACCGTTTCCACCATGGCGATACCTACGTCGGTATAAGGTACTTTATCCGAGTTGATGAGCAGATAGAATTCGTTGGTACGGATTTCTTCCTGGAGCCAGTCGCGGAAGCGGATGACATCGATCCATTCGCCGGCAGCCACCTTGCCATTCTGGGTAATGGATACGTTGCGGAATTTCTCGAACGTGTTCCCGTTCTTCTTGGTGATGGCGTTGTATTCGGTTTCCGTGAGATTGTCGGCCGTAATCGCCGCCAGTTTCTTGTTCGCCCAGGTTTCACCGCCCGGGTCGATAGCAAAGCAGCGGGCCATGACAGCCGCTTCCGGATATTCGCCTGTGGCGTCGGCGTGATACCAGACAGCCGTGCGGTAATAGTTCTTGCTCTGGAGCTGTGCCATGATGTCCGTCGTAGACGAGGCGTCTTTCGCCTTGTCGTCGCCGGTGGCAGTCATGAACAGCTTCATATGCGTTTCGGTCCATTCGGCCATAGCCAATACGTTGGCCTCTGTCCGGTCAGCCAGGACGATGCCATAAAAGTCATCGTCTTCCGAACGAATAGCCGACAAGGCCGTGGCCAGGTCTTCTTCGCCGTTCCATTTGCCGACCTTGACCTGCGTCGGGCTAGGAATCTGCGAGAAGCAGGCCGAAACGGCTTTATAGATGGCGTCCGTCGTCTGGAACCCGTCATCGACAAGCTGGTCGGTATCGGTATAGGTCAATACGCGGCTCGAACCGTGCGTATGTTTCCCGATGACCATGACCGTGCTGAAGCCGAGCTTGCTGATGCCGGTCGTATTCAAGGCGATCTGGACGTTTACAATGCGGTCAATGTTCGCCATTTAACAGTCCTCCTTAATTCGTGATACCGTCTACTTTGACGGTATCGATGTAATAATCATGCGTGTCCGGCTCTGTCGTGCTACCAGAACTGGTATTCCAGGCATCGGGCCCCGTGTCTCCGCTTCCACTGTCTCCGGAGCTGTCCGGATCAGACGGGATAGTCGTCGTATCTGGTTCGCTCTTGGATAGCTGGCTTTCAATGACAACCGATTCGATATAGCCCGGGTCGTCATCGACGTCGTGGTTATATCGGATATACAGGTCGATATTCGCCCGTTCGTCCCAGGTCTGCGACTCTAAGAGTGCCGACAGGTCGGTGATGTTGTTCGTGTCATACACGACGACAGCCGCCGCAAAGCAGCGGTCGGCAATCGTCGGGCGTTCAAACCCACGGGCCAGCGTCTCCAGGTGTTCCAGGGCATCCGGGCCGAAATACTGCACGGCCAGCGTCGCCGATGTCGGGACCCGGACGTCATACTTGCCCGGCCCTGACGGCCGCAGTTCCTCGCTGGCTTCCCCGTGAATGCCGTAGAATTGGAGCGTAGCAAAAGGGCGCTTGATGCGGGGCATGTTCTGGTTAACCCAGACTACCTGTTTCCCCGGAAGCCCAAGCAATTCAGCAATAATGCCGTGTAGGAAGTCCATCTTGTCACGTGTCGTCATCGGCCAGCACCTCCTTGGCATACGCCCGGTAATGACTAATGACGCCGTTTTGGTAGGCGTCGCACTGTATGACCAGGAAGCGGCGCCCCAGATGCCGCACGACGTCGGCCTTGGTAGCCTCTCCCTGCCCGCTGGCCGCACTTTGTGGGATAAGCGGGGTATCCGTATAGATTTTGACGTACGCCACGTTACGGGCGCCGTCAGGGCCAACTATTGTTGATTGTTCGCGAATACTCAACGGTTGCACGCTAGCCTGGATGGTCAGCGTGGCCGTCGTGCCTTTCTGGTATCGCCCGTTCTCGTCGATAGTGCCCAGGCTGGTGCGCTCGATGGTGACGGGTCTTCTGAATCCCATACTATCAGTCCTCCACTTTATGGCTTACGCTGTTACGCATACGGCCGGTATCAATCAGCGGCTGAGACGAACCTTTCTGCTTGATGGTGTTCGGCGCATTGGGAACGAAATGGCCACGGCCAATAGTCGCTTTCATGTCGCCTTCGGCCTTGTTGCCGAGAATCTCCAGCGCCTGATGCGGGTCCATCCCGTGGGCCACCCGGTCCTCAAGCCGGTCCGCCATGCTCCCCCAGGCCCATCGGTTGTTGTCCGTCGTCTGACGGACAAAGGGACGGGCTGGAATGTGCTGCGTGCCAAATTCGTTATAGGTGGCGACTTCGACGAGGCTGGCCCCGTCTTTCTCACTGCCTGCATCGGCCATGATGCCGACTTTGACCGTCCCTTCCAGACGGCTCAGGTTGGTGATGATGGTCTGGTACCCCATATCCTTATCAATGACGCTCATAATATCACCCCATCCGTGTGCGGACCGGTACGATGACCAGTTTCAATAATTGCAGGTAAGCTTTCCCGTATACGGTCTTGCTGAGCAGATCGTTGCCCGAACTGCCCGTACTAGCTGCCCCATAGGAGCGGGATAAGTCGCCTTCACTTTCGCTGACGATACCGCCGGACGTCAGCGTCGCACTCATGCCGCCGCTTTTGGCCGTCTCGGCCCGCAGTGTCAGCAGGTGCGCCGTATAATCAGCCAGGGCCACGGGGTAGAATTTCCCGAACTTCTTCTCACTCACGAACAGCTTGGCCAGGTCCATGACTTGCAGGACGTCGCTGTCGTTCATCGTGGTGAATTCGGGGGCTACCGTGTAGACCGTGTTCAGCAGGTCCGCATCACTTACGGTGCTCATTTGGCGGCCTCAATGGCTGCCAGGATGTCCTCTTTGGTCGAGGCGATTCCCAAACCGATGCCCTGTTCCTTCGCGTAGGCCTGTAATTCCTCAATCGTCTTGGCAGCCAGGTCTTTTTCGGCTTCCGCGGCGGCGGCTTTGGTTAGCGTTTCGATGTCGCCACTATCCAGCATGGCGGCAATCCCGGGATACGTTTTCTTGACGTCGGACAATTTACCGTCAACCGTCGTCGGTTTCAGCGGAATAAGCAGGTTTCCGCCGAACAGGACGGCGCGGCTCGTTTTATTCAACAGAATCATTAGGACCTCCCCTTTCTGCTAACAGCCCTGGGCTTTGACAAAGGCCATTGGCATGGTGACCGTAACGCCGACCGCTTCGGCTACGCAATCGATGACGTATTCGAGGTTGCGGTACTGCACGGGCTGCTGGTCGAAACGGGTCGGGATTTCAAAACGGATGTATGTCGGGTCGAAATAACCGGCGACGACCATATCCGAACCGTCGGTGCCAGCGCCTTTGAGTTCGCCGACCTTCATCCAGCGGCTAATTTCCGGGTGCAGGCTCTGCAAGAATCGGAGCACCGTCGTACCCTGGGCGTCCTCAATGCGGGTTTCCGCCAAGGCCCGATAGACGGCCGGGGCCATCAGGACCGTATTGGCCTGTTCTACCTCGTTCGTAGCGGTCGGGATGGCGTCGATGATGTCGTTCATATCACGGATCATCTTGTCATAGGTCTTCGTGGTGAAGGCTGTTTTGGAGCCCGTGCCGTCGGCCGGCAGGGAAATCGTCGAGATGTTTTCATTATCGAGGAAGCCCGTGATGTGGTGAGCCTTATCCCCGTTCCAGGCGATTTTGTTCAACTTGAGATCGATGCCACGGCGGGCCTGCTGGGCACGGAGGGCGCTCAAGGGGACGTTCGCGAACTGGGCATTCTTGACTTCACGGTAGTTATAGCCGTATGCATCGCCGATAGAGAAGACCTTGACGGCCTGTTCCTTGGCGACAACGTCAACACGGGGCAGGGCGTCGGCGTAGTTGCTGATGATTTCAGCCATGCCGACAGCATCATAGATGTACTGGACGGCGCTTTCAGCTCCGGCCGGAATGTCCGTCTGTACCGGGAATACCTGGAAGGCGTTCATGGGCGCCTTCTTGACGGTCAACGTCTGTGCACGGATATGGGTCAGCTGGCGGGCCAGGAATACGCTCGTAGCTTCGTCCATAGCGGCCACGTTCTGCAAATATCTTGCTTCTTTTTCGTCATAACGAGTCATGGTCATGTTGTTCATACCTCCTGTTTATAAACGGATGCGGATGCGGACGACGTCACCTTTAGCCCCGGACTTGAGGAACGTAACGCCCGGCAGGGTGTTCGTGCCGCCCGATTTCGTGAAGACAACGGCGCCATCATCGATGGCAATATCGGCTTTATCGCCCGGCTGTACGTCGCCGCCGGCGGTAACATATACGTCGCCACTGGTCATGACGTCGACAGCGGTACCGGCCGGATAGCAGCCGATTTCCGGGTCATAATGTTTATGTAAGGCGATGCCGATGACCTTCGGGCCGTCGGTGGCAGCTGTCACGGATTTGACCGTACCTTCTTCGGTGCCACGGAGCACGGCGTCGCCCGGCATGACGGACGATTCAGCGGCATAGCTGTCTACGACGTCGACCGTCGTGTCGGCTTTCATACCGGCGATACCGGGGCGGTCTTCATTGCCGTACCATGTGAAAAGTTTGTTCTGTGCCATAATTATTTAACCTCCTTCATCCATGCATCAGCTTCGTCTTTTCTCAGCTGTTCCATTGCCTGTTCCGGCGTCATTTCTTCATCCTGTTTCTGTTCGCCATGCTTATTGATGGTCTTCACCTGGCTGGTAATGCCGTCCGCCTTGTTGGCTTTGGTTTCCTGCTTCGTGTCTTTCACGAGGTCATAGGCTGCGTTGATATATTCGTCGCTCTTATTTTCCAGGTCGAAATCATCGCCGTGTGCCTTCTTGATGACGGCTTTCTTGACTTCCTGGACGGTCATCTTTTCGGCGTCTTTGATGCCAAATGCGTCGGCCCGCTTCAATACGGCAACGCGTTCGCTGACAGCCTGGTCAAAATTGGCTTTCGCTTTTTCTTCGGCCTGTTTGGCGTCTTCCTTCGCTTTTTTCAAATCAGAAACGGCTGCATCGTATTTGGCTTGCAAGGTATCCATTTCAGCTTTCTGCTTCTTATGGTCTTCACGCAGCTGGTCGACGTATACGGCTACTTCCGGCGCCGCATCGTATTCGATGCCATTGTCGAGTCTTACTTTTTTCATTGTCTTCGTTCCTCCTGTCGTGTTTTGGTGCTCCTCAAAATCCATTTCCTGGTCCCCGTCCATGTTCAGCCGGGCAATACCGGCACGGCCTTTAGGGACAACGGCCACATGGTTATAACGGATATGCCGCTGAATGGCGTCATAAGGCTGTCCATCCGGCGTCACTCCCGGGGTTTCCTCTAAATCGAGATTGTACCCGCAGGAAAGTTCGCGGGCCTCGGTCGGCAGTTGATAAATGACGACATCGGCCACGATGTTGTTGTTATCCTGTCTGCCCGGGGAAAGGACGGTACCAATAGGCTGAATGATATTGCTGTTGTCACTCGTCACCATGCCCTGGTGCCCCATCGTGATAGGTTTCCCCTGTAGCGAGTTCAAGGAATCCGCGTTAAAGGCTTCTTCCGGCGGCCGGTATTCCCGCCGGGTACTTCCGTCCGGGTTCCGGTACTCTAAGATGCCCGTACGGCCGACGATAGGTTTATCACGGATGAACCCTTCGTCGGTCTTCGTCGCATGAATCGCTACCCTGTCATATCGAATCATGTTTCTCACCCCCTTTCCAGGTACGCGTCACAGTCGTCCATGATGTCGAATGTCTCATTGACGGTAGAGAACCTTACATCGTCCTGCCGTATCAGAATTTTGTAAGGCAGGCCGGTGATGCGCTCTTTCTTGGCTATCGGCTCATATACCTCGTAGCCTTTCCAGGTGCAGAGGTGTTCGGCCCCGTCGTATCCGTGATAGACGGCGAATTCGTTGGCCATGTCGTTCGTATCGGTCATTTCATCCTCTTTTCCAGAACGTCGTTGACGATCTTCACGTTGAACGCCTTGTCATCGACCCGCAGGAGCCGGGGCGGCGTATAAACCGTAATGCCGTAGAAGGTCCGTTTGAAGCGTACCCGCTTGAAATAACGTTGTATTTCCTTGTCGCCGGTATAGATCCGGTCGAGCTGGGGATCATACATGACCAGGTTGCCTGCTTTATCCTGGGAAATACAAACGATATGGCCGATGCTGCCACGGCCTTTCCAGGCAAATTCGATAGTATAGCGGCCTTTCGGGTCCAACGTACGGTGCAGCCAGGAAGCCAGCTGTTTCGGCGTATGTACGGCCTTATCAAGGATATAGGCCGGGGCTTCCCCGGTTTTCGGGTCCAGCCAGGCCAGATTGGTCTTGCGGGACAACCTTTCTGTCGTGCCGCCGGGCTCGAACCCTTTGGCGATGACGTCATAGCCGCGGCTCCGGGCCTCGTAGTCGACGACACAGGTCTGGCAGTTGTTCCGGTATGCCTCGCTGCAGTTCACCCGCGGATTGACGTTCCCGCTGTCCGCTTCGGCGTGTGTCATCTCTTCGCCCCGTGAAGCCCCGCCCAACGTCTTGGGGTATAAGGTGTTCACATTTCCTTCTTCCTCGCCTTGTGGCGGCGCTGAGGTAAGTTTTTTCGCTGTCAGCGAAATGAAGGTCCCCGCCTTTGTCCGGATAGGAATGGTGTCGACGTCGATGACCGGAAGGGCCACACAACGGCACCGTATCGGTATCCCAGGATGCCCGTCGGGCGGCGGGTCGCTCCAGGCGAATTTCTTCCCCTGCCTTGTGCGATGCCATGGCCGTACCCGGGAATCGTGGGCCGTCTCCCAGATGTAGTGAGTAATGCCGGCCTGTTCCTGTCGGTACTGGCTCATGCGCCCGTGTAATTTGCCTATCTGGTCGGTCGCAATCAGTACGGCCCGGTTCGTCTCATTGTGGGCGATATCCTGAATGGCCTCGGCCAGGAACTTGGTGAGCGCGGCCGCATTGCTGTTATAGATGATAGCGTCGTTTAACCGCTGCTTGATGCGTGCCAGCGTCTCTCCATCGATGCTCCGTATGAGGTCGAGGTTCTGGTCTACCCAGGCCCGCTTGAGTTCCTCCAGGTCCGTGGCGGCCGCATCCTGCCGCCCTACATCTGTGACGGGCTGGCTCTTTAGCGGCCCAGGGAGAAGCGGCGCCGAAAGGGAAAACACGCTCCGGAATTCGGCGTCTGTCTCTTTCTCCGTATGAGTTTCTACCAGGCGGGCCATTTTCTGCATAGTTCCCGTTAGGACGTCGGCGGATTCCATGGCCTGGCCTATCTGGTCGATGACTAAGTTAATGTGCCCTGTCGTGTTAGACGATTGCAGGGCCGTTTTCATCTCCGGGATGAAGGCCGCCACCACTTTCATCTTACGAGTTACATAGGCCGTAAGCAGTTTGGCATAATCCCGTTCCAACCCCATGGGGTATCTGATTTTACGCTTCGGAACGATTTCCTTTGTCATTCATGGATTCCCCCTTGGGTGGTGTGCTGTGGGCTTCTTCGATGACCTTGTCGAGGCTCCGGTCCAACTTGTAGAAGTCCCCTTCATCGAGCTTGTCCCGTACCTCCTGGGTATCGAGGGCCCCAATAGATACATACTGCGTCGCTGTGGCCGCATCGCGGGCCCGGGCTTCGGCTTCGGCCATCTTCGTATCGGCCTCTTCTTTCGCCGATGGGCTCCACAACTTCCCGAATTCGATAGTATATTCATCGGGCAGGTTCAGCGGCACATCATGGGCCAGGCTGAGAAGGTGCAGCAGGCGGTTGATTTTCGGTTTTAACGTACGCTGGCGGATGCGGTCGACCATGTTGTAATAGTTCTCCAGGTCGCTGTCCCCGGTGGCATCCAGCCCGCCTGGGCTTTGCCCCATAAGGACCGTGATAGGGATATCGGCCGCCGCCGACAGGGCCGTCTCGAATTTATCCACCATTTCACAAAGGCCGCCCATCGTGATGGTCTCGATGTTATATTCGTCTTCCGTGTCGAGGGCGATGGTGTTCATCATGCCCCGGGCCATGTCGATGAGCTGTAACCTTTTCTGTATGATTTTCTCGCCTTCGTCGGTGCTCAGTACGTTGCCCATGCCGGACAACTTCAATACCGACTGGCTCATGCGTTCCATGGCCATCAAGGAAAATTCCTGGGATGACACGAACCGCATCAGATTATCGCGTACCTGTTCCATGATGGAACCGCCCCAGCCATTGCGCTGGCGCCGTTCCCGGTTGCTGATGAGCGACCCGTCAAAGATGAGCAGGCGGCTCTCATGCACCGAGAAGGCCCCGCCGTTATAGCCTACGATGGTATAGGTTTCCGGCTTCCCGTATAAAGGATGGTTCGGGTCTTGGTAATCATATTCCGGCGTGACGTCCTGGGCGTCATAGACGACCAGTTTCCGGATGCCCTTGATGGCGCTTTCGTTTAGCGGATCTTGCAATTCCCCGCCGTCATCGATCAGCATGAGCACGACGCCCCCACCATACAGGCGGTCCCAGCACAGGGCTTTGGAAAAGACGCTCTGGAAATTCAGGTCTTCCATGATGGACTGCACGGCCTTGTTCTGTTCCAGCTTGCTGTCTCCGTCGCCCAGCGTGAAGCCGGCCCGCACGGCGTCGTTAGCCGGAATTTTGATGATTTTTTGGGCGATACCGTTATACGTGAACAGTTCTTCATATTCGTGCCATCGGGCCGCTATGGATTCCACCTGCCCGCTATGGAAATACGTATGTGTGAACGGGTCCCGCCGCCTGGTTCCATATCCCAGGAAGGCGTTAAAGAACCCGTCGCTTCTAATGTCAGTCATAGTTTTGATGCTCCTTACGAAATCAGCGCTTTCCAGTCGTTGGCCTTCGCCACGGCATTAAAGGCGTCATCGGCCGCATCCACCTGGTCGTCATGCTGCGCCAGGGGGAAGCCCTCCAGTTCATCGAGGAACTTGTCATTCCATTCGCCTTCTAGCAGCAGGACATTTCCGTTCTGCCATTGCGATGCCAGCGGTTCGGCACGGGTTTCCTTATCTCCGCTGACCGTATGGCACTCAATGCCATACCCGGCCAGCTCCCGGATGTAGCTGAGGGCCTGGTCTTTACCAGCCTGCCCCGGGTCCTGGGGAATCAGAATCTTATTACAGCCGTACATGCTACGGTCGAGTTTGGCCGTGTTCTTCACCAGTTTCCGGACGTCGGACGAAATGAAGGCCTTGCGTACAACGTCGAGGAAGATATACTGGCCGCTTCGCAACCGGGCACACAAGGCGCCGACAGTGCGGTCCGGGTCTTTACTGTTCGGTGTGATTTCCGTTGCCGCCAAGTCCCATGCACGGGCAATGGCGACGATTTTGTCAGGAACCGTCTTGACGATCTTCGTCTGTTCCCGCTTGAAATACATGCCTCCGGATGGCCTTATCTTCCAGTTACCGTATAAAAGCCGTTCCTTTTCGACTTCCGGCAGAGCGTTGAGGCTGGCCAGGTATTCCGGGTTCGCCTTCAGCAGTACCTTGTTGTCTTTGATGGATGAGGCGATGAACGATACGCTCTTTACCGCGTCTTTCCCGTATTTATCTTCCAGGGCCTTGCGGTCATCGTTCCAGATGATTTCCCCGCTGATGCGGACGAAATAACGAATCTTGCCAGACCGTTCCTGTATGGGGTAGCCCGTATCCGGGTCAATCCACCAGGAAATGAAGTCAGCGACCCAGGAGTCGGCGTCCGGGTTGCACGTCGCCCGAATGTAGGGCCGTACCCCGCACGTCGTCCGGTTACGGGACAGCATGTAGAAAAACTGGCTCTCGCTGAAATGGGTCAGCTCATCAAAAGCGATAAGCGGTATCTGTGACCCCTGCCAGCCGAGAACGTCTTTTTCGTATTGCAGATGGCGGAACGATATTTTCGCCCCGCTGGGAAAGGTGCACATGAGTGCCGGCACTTTCTTGAATACCGCTCCCAAAGGATAGTAAATAGCTAAGGCCGTATCGTATAGCCCGCCTTCGGTGGTTATCTGTGTCGCCTGTTTACGGAAGATGACGGCCCCGAAATTGGGATTGTCCACATGGCGCAAACATTCCATCAATAACGCGTACGTTTTGCCACCGCCGGCGGCGCCGCCATATATCGCAATGTCTGCGGGGCAGGAAAGAAAGGTTTCCTGCGGCCCTGGCTGTGGTTTGATAATCATTTCTTGTCACCATCCCGCCCGTTATCGGGCAAATAGACCTGCACCGCCGTGGCCGAAACGGCTCCGTCGTGGTGCATCTCGACGTTGGTCGATTCCGTCGGGGCGCCTACGCAAAGCCGTTCGTATTTCATGAGCTGTAACAGGTAATTCATGAGCGTGTCGTACTCTTCATCGCTGATGTCTTTCTTCTGCAAGACTTTCAGGATGCGGCCCTCTGCAAATTTAGTAATCTGCAAATGGCGCTGCACTACCTTGAGACGCTCCCTGGCCAGTTCTTCCATTTCCAAGTTGAATTGGTACGAATCATAGGCTTCGGACCGCTCTATCCAGTTGTATTTCTTTTTCCAGATCTTGATGGCGGCGATGGTTTTCTTTCCCGTTTTGCGTGCCACGTTCGCCATCGTTCGGTCTTCCAGTTCCAGAAATACCTTGAATGCCTGGTACGCTTTATCGGTCTCGCCGGGAAGCCGGTTCCAAGCCTTGTCAGCCATGGCAGCCCCTCCTTACTATGTATTATTTTTCTTTACTTTTTCTTTAATTATGATATAATAATAGTGTGTACAAATTTCATAGCGAGGTGATACTATGGCCGAAAAAGTTCTGATCAATCTAAAAATAGACAAGAGCGTCAAAGAGGCGTTCGCGGCTCTTTGTAAATCAAAGGGCGCCACGGTCTCCGGCGAAATAAAGCGTTTTATCTACGCCGAGGTCAACGCTGCCAAGAAAGGGGGCCAGCTATGAAAGCGTTGTCGCTGCACCCTTTTTACGCCGTCGACATTGCCTGTGGCGACAAGACCGATGAATTTAGATCCTGGCAGACGCCCTACCGGGGCGATCTGCTGATTTGTAGCAGCCAGTACAACGACGGCCCGCTGTTTCCCCGTGGCTACGCCCTTTGTATCGTCGAGCTCTATGGCATCGACAAAGGGCAAAAAGGTTATAGCTGGCATCTTCGTAACCTGCGCCCCATCGTGCCCTTCAAAGTCAAGGGCAAATTACATCTGTTCGAGGTGGATGACCATCGCATCGAGCCCATCGTCTGTGATGTGCCCTGTACAGAAGACATTCTCTATCAGCTGTGGGAGGAGATGGGCATCGTGACGCTTGACTAAAGTTTTTTGAGCTTGTCTGCCGTGACGAATTCCTCATAAATGGGTACGCCCATTTTCTTCATGAGGGCCGTTCGCTGGGCTTCATCCTCACAGATGACCGTAAAATAAAAAGACGCTGAGTTTTCGGCGTCTTTTTGTTTATTCATCTGCTTGCGTTCATCTTTGATTTCGTCGAGCGTGTCTTTCGTCTCTTCCGCTTCCTCACTGTCGGCTACCAATTTCCCGATTTCCCCGCCGTTTTCCCCGAATACGATATCCAGGTCGCTGTCAGAAAAGCCGAGCTGGTCCAGGTCGGGCGCCTCGAACTGCATGTCACGCAGGGCGTCATAGTCGAATTCACCCATCATCGACTGGTTGTTCAGCTGAAAGTTCAAGATCTTTTCGTCTTTTTCTGAAAGATGAACGACCGACACGGTCAGGGTATAATCGTTATCGGATATTTATACGTTTCATCCAGGATAGACAGCCGTTGATGGCCGCTAACCAGGACGCCCGTCGTTTCATTCCAGACGAGCGGCTGCACCAGGCCGAACTTTTTCAGCCCTTTCTTGAGCCGCTTCCGGGCTTCGTCGGTAATCGTCCGCGGATTGTAGGCCGCCAGTTTGATTTGGCTGCGCTTTATTTTCTTGATTTCATATGCTTCCATTTGTTTCTTATTTGCCATAATGCTCATACCTCACGACCGCCGCTTCTATCAAAGGGAAGACACGGCGGATTTTTTCATAATCCGAGGGGAACGCCTGCTTGATTTTATACAGTTCCCTGCCTTGCAGGCCCCGGAAGGAAAAGCCGAGTACCCGGTTCTCCAGGGATAGTGGAAGATGGCGCATTTTCACATAGCTGAGTACCTGCGCCTTATTCCAGTAAGCCAATGGGTAGATACGCCCACGCTTGCGGTCTATGGCGCCGCTTTGCTTCATCATCGCATTGCGGACGATGCTGTCGGCCATGCGTTCGCCGCCGGCAATCCAATAGATCCCCGTGCGGTTCCTCAAGTATGCGTAAATGTCCTTGGTCTTTATCTTGGGGACGGTATAATCTGGCATGCGGAACGAGCCATCACGCATGAAGTCACTCAGCATGAAGTGAGGGATGCGGATGATAGGGACGTCGTACCGCTTTTCGTAATATCTCAAGGTCCGCTCCTGGAACTCCAGTCCCTTCACGATATACATGAAATAAGGCTGCACGACCGGAAAGAAGCGGGCACAGACGTCGAGCGTGGCGACACTGTCTTTCCCGCCGGATAACCCTACCAATACTTTATTTGTCAATTTACTCGCCGTTCGTGCAACCTCAAACATACTGCTTAGCCTCCCTGTCCGCCGTTCGATTTTCTACGATAGGTGTTACGGATTGCCCGGCGGCGCGACGTCGTGTTCACTTTACGGCGGTTGACGCCCGTTGTCCGGTTGATGCGCTTCTGAATATCCGATGTGGTTGTTGCCATAGAATCACCCCCTTTCAGGCTAAAATAAGCCGTTTAATTATATACTCGTTGTATACTTTTTCTTGTATAAAAAAAGAGCCGTCACAACAGACGACTCTCTCTATTCATATTTGGGGATAGGAAGGACTCGAACCCTCGATGCCTGGAGGCCCCATGGCGGACATACCCAACAACCAACTATCCCAGGTAGGACGATTCCGGGGGTATGCCTGTTCAGCGCGACAGACACACACTACTATTGTACACCCGGCCACGTCCATGTTGTGCGCTGTTAGATTGCCTATCACTAAGAACAAAGCGCACATTGTAGAGACGGGACTGATACCGCGCAATGACCGAACGGCGGCATCTGGTCCCCGTCCCCGATACTGTCATTATAGCACGCAAAGCTTGTCATGTGGTGCTACGAATGTGCTACAAAAGTGTTACGAATGTGCTACAGCTTTTAAGTTATCCACAATCATTGTGTATCCTGCGTGAATAACTCCATGGGGATGGGGATATCGCCAGGCCCCAGCATCATGTCCGCCATCAGGCTGAGGATGTGGTCGATGCGCCGGCGGCAGTAACTCGGGGAGCAGTGGGCCGTCCGGGCCGTCATGTTCCAGGGGTAGTGATTGATGCAGCGGCTCACGATGATATTACGGTCGGTAACGGTCAGGGCGTCGAGTGTCCGGTCGACACGCAGCAGAATCGGCTCCAGTTCGTTGATGCGGCACTGTAATTCCATAATGCGCTCTAAGGCCCGCTCATTGGCGAAATAGGCCCGTTCCTCGGGGCTCAGATTATTCGCCCCGCCTCCCGGGGTTGGCGAATAGCCAGGCACTTTGGGCGCCGGCATGGCTTCTATCTGAGCTTTCTTGTCAGCGATCTCCTCTTTGAGGTTCTTGATATATACCGCCGTCCGGTGATAGCGGTGCAGCAGGCCCTTGACCTGCTCAATGCGATCATTCGTTTCCATTTTCCCAGTCCTCCTTCATCCAATAGCTGCCCTTGTGATAAGCATTGCGCCGAATGGCCCGCCTAAAAGACTCCTCGGCGGCCTGTTTCCGGCTCCTCATACAGCTTCGTTCGTCGTTGCACTTCCGGACCCTTTGCCCGAATTCGTCCTGGAACCAATGCCAGCCGGAACGAGGAAGGGGCCGCCCGCAAAACGCGCAGCGGCTCCGGTGTGGGACGAGGGTCCCATGATTTAGTTCCGGCTCCCGGCTCCAGGGCATCAATGGCGGTTTTCGTCTCCGCCGTCTGTTTTTGCGCCCCATGTCCGTTATAAGCCTCCTATCGGTTTGCACATAATAAAGTCATCGCGAGGACCGCCCAAAACGTCAGGCAGGCCCCATAGAACGAATATTTTACAATGTCCCGCATCTTCTTACCGCCTCCTCCCGCGAATCTTCTTGCAGGTGTAATGCATCCGCTTCCGGATCTTGAATATCGTGTCGGCCTGGTAAGTCTCAATCTCAGACTCAGAGCGCGTGTCACTGGCTTTCTTCCTTTTCGGTGCGTAGTGCTTGCGCTCTTCATCCGTCATCTGGTGAGAATGTACCGGCCCTGGTTTGTACCAGTTCTCCATAGCCTCACCGCCCTATTTAAAGATCATGACGAGCATCGTCACAAAGGCCGCCATGCATACGACGGCGTAAATGATGAGCCCCAGCCATACCGTTCGTTTCGTCATCCTATCACGCTCCTATTTCCCAGCCGTGGCTTTTTGAGCCATGCGAGCACTTTCTGTAATTGGCACGGAGGCTTCGGTCGGCAAATAGATAACCTGGTTCGATGTTTTTTCAATGGCTTCGACCCATTTCTGTTCCATCGATTCCGGATACTGACGGATACTTTCACCTAAAATCCTATTGGCCTCGGCTTGCTTGCTGGCGGCTTCCTGTTCCGCTTCGGCTTCCTGTACCTTTATCTGTCGATCCTGGGTCGCTTTCGCAAGCGCTGCTTCACCGGCTTTGCTCTGTTCCCACACTTTATACTGAGGGTATCCAAAGGCAACTGCTGCGGAAAGCCCCAGGAATAACGCCAAAGAGCTCACGGAAAGTATGGCGCGTAATTTAATGGGAGCGTCCGGTTCGCTGCCTATAAAATAAATGGCCAGCGCAATTCCAACTAGTACAAAGATTCCTGCAATGATAATCGTCATGTTAGTTCCTCCTTATCGCTTCGGCGTCGAGGCTATCGGCGCCCAATACTGTACTTCTTTCATCGGGATGAGACGGGTTTCCCCGTCTACGAGCCAATGATCCTGGCAAAACACCCCGACGGCTTTAAATTCCCACTTCGTGCCGGCGTGCATCGCTACCAGCACCCGCTGCTTCGGAATCGGAAGCTGTTTATTTGCATCTACCCATCGCATTTCTCGTCACCTTCCTGTATTCATTTTCAATGCATCTTCTAATGACTTCTTCCGAATGTCTCTTCCACCACTTATAGGCTCCGATGCGCATGTACTTCATTTGCCGTTCCGGCGTCAATCTATCGACGCCCTTTCTCGGCCTGGCACGCCGAATAATAAGGTTCGGAAACGCAGGCGTGGGAATCGTCATGATACCGGCATCCGGATTCTTATCGGCCAGTACATTTAAAATATCAGTCTTTCGGCTTTCCCATAGCTCGTGGCTGAACGCATAGTAGAAATACTTGACATCCCGGTCGTCATGATAGTGTTTTTTCTCAAAATCATGAACAAAATCTTGATAGTCAAGCTTTATTTCCACTTCGGTCAAATATCCGCTTTTCGGCCGAAAATAAATCAAATCGGCTTCATACCAATTCCAGCCGCCAATCGGTACGCTGACGTTCGGGATGGAGACTACACTGAGGCCAAGCTGGTCTGCAATCAAGATCTGCGCTTCTCGTTCGGTCATTGCTCTGCATCACTCACTTTCTCCGGTTCCGGGGAAACCTCAATTTAATTTGTACTCAAACTTGACATAGGACCATTGCTACTGATTCGACAGTATCAAACTTCGTCATCAACCGAGGCTCTCTGAATTCTTTTATTGCATCCGCTTGAATCTCAAAAAGGCCTCCGTTTTTCGTCTGCTCTTCAATAGGATATTTTTCGAAAAGCTTCAACCAGGCATTATCTGTTTTGCTAATTGTCTCAGTCACTAATTAACACCTCCTTCACTGTGCCACGTCTGTCACCACGGGAGTTAATAGAGCGTTTTGCATCTACTGTTTCAATTTTGAAACTCTTGTATAGCTCTCGAATCTCTTCGCAGTCACTATTTGATTGCAAGAAATGTATGCCCTGCTCACGCAATTTGACACATTCATCACGTAAGCGTACTTGCTCATCGTATCCGAAACCGCCTTGCGTATAGCCAGTAAATGCAGAGGTTGCAGTAATAGGCATATATGGCGGGTCTAAATACACAAATGCCCCTTTAGGTAGGTCTATTAAGCAATCCGCAAAATCACCCTCGCGCATTTCGATATTTGCATTGCAAAAATATCCATGCAGTGCACGAATGCCAACTTCGTTGACAATATTAGGATGTTTATATCGACCATATGGAACATTAAGCTGTCCAGCAGAATTCACACGAAAAAGCCCGTTGTAACAAGTCTTGTTTAGGTAAATAATGCGTGCAGCACGCTTGACATCTGACAAATTTTCAAACTCGGGCGTTCTATCTATACCTCGAACAAAGTAGAACCATTCGCTACCAGATTCGTCATTTTTCTTTTCGTGATTCTTGAGTTCTGCTATTAAAGCATCTGGGTTGTCTCTGACTACCCTATATACATTAATCAGCTCTTTGTTATAATCGTTGATTCGTACATATTGAGGCTGCCTGTCAAATAAGACCGCTCCTCCTCCAACAAACGGCTCGACATAATAGGAAATTCTTTTTGGTAGTCTTTTCTCTATTTCTTCCAAAAGTTGTCGTTTTCCGCCTACCCACTTTAGAATAGGTCGTACAAGTTTATTTTTTTTCAAAATACGCACCTCCTATCTTTGCTCGACGTTTGCTTGTAATGGCCCATGTCATTCATCCCCTTGATCTCGTAATTTTTCCAGCAACTTCGTGACTTTTTCAATTCGTT